GATGATTACCAGTATGAAAAATACAGGGAACAACAACAAGAAGCGGAATATGCGGCTTATGAAGAAATGTTGGGGGACAAATATTAAAAAAAAGATTTGGTAGTATCAAAAATAATAACTAATTTTGTAAGACAAACGATATAAAAATATAAACACTATGGAAAACATCACAATTAGCAACTTGGTTTTAGAAATCAAAAACAACAACGAAAAGGCAAACAAACTTCGTTCTTCAATCACACAACAAAAAGAAGACCTTATGGCAAAAGTTCGTATGGCTCTTGAAAATGAAGGTTTGGAATTACAACCGAAATATCCTAACAACACGGACATTTATATTGGTAATGATTTTAGCCCAATAAATAATAACATTCGTATAAGTTTCGGTGGTGGTAATTTTAACATTCAATTAGCCCCAATCTTCAAGACCCCGAACGCACACATTCAATTTGTAATTTATAGTGTGTTGGCAAAGTTCCAAAGTGAAGTGATTGATATTCAATTAGACATCGTAAATGAAACCAATATTGATAAACACCGAGACGAATGGAAATTACAAGATGAAATTGCTGAAGACCTTTTTAGAAAATTACGAACTGATGGTAAGTTAGTTGTTGATGGTTTGACTTATGAATATAACGACTTTGTAAAAGGTAGAATGGTATTGAATATCATATCAGGTAGTAATAGTGAAGTTAAATCTTATTTTCCTAATAAGGTTAAAGAAAAGTTGAAATCACATTCGTATAAAATCGCAAATACATTATTAAAATACTAATTTGATACAATAAAAGTAATTTACTATCTTTGTATGACTATGGGACAGACAAAAAAAACACTACAGGATTGGGTTATGGAAATGTATAACCAGTTGGCAGACGATGAGGACTACCAATACGAAAAATACAGGGAAGAACAAGAAGGAGCCGAAAGAGCGGCTTATGAAGAAATGTTAGGAGACAGATAAAAAAATAGGATATGATACAGATAATTAAAACAATCAAGGTGAAAGCCGACTACGACATCGTCAGGGATTTTGATAGTGTTGAAGATTTATTAAACGAACTAAAAGAATATGGTTATGAAGGTGAGTATGATGAAGACAGCCAAGAGTTTAATGACGCATTAAATGAATACTTTGATGAACCATTACACACCAAAGCAACGGCTAATTCTAACAACCAACATTACATAGACAATATTGAAATTGATACTAAAAACTTTTCAACCTATTATACCTTCTAACTATGGCACAAAGTAAAGAAAGACAAATCGCATCACAAAGTTCTATGAAGTTGGTTCTTGATTGGGCTACGGCTTGTGATAAGTGTTTAACTATGAAGGAACTTGTGGGAATGTCCGTAGTCCTTGTGGATTATGTAGAAAACGGATACAGCGCAGAGTTGGGTAAAAGATTGGATACAATCCAAGACCATATAGACAACAAAGGATTACCAAAGAAATAATTGTGATGCTTCTATAGTGAAAGACCCTGACCTTATGGTTGGGGTTTTTTTATATGTATCTTTTTACAACATAAACTATATTTATAGTATTCTGGGGGATTATCCCATTTTTCGTATGGAAGTAAAAGTATCAACATTATACTTGGATATAGACAAGGCAGTCAAGGAAGGTAAAAGACATATATTCCTTCGTGGCTCATCAAGAAGCGGTAAGACATATCAAACCATATCCTACTTGATTTTATACATTCTACAGAACCCTAATACCACAATTACGATAGTTAGGGACACACTTGTAGCAATCCGTAATTCTGTTCTATTGGACTTTCAGGAAGTAATGAACCAAATGGGATTATACAACCCCGAGCAGTTCAACAAAAGTGAAGTCATCTACAGGTTTGATAATGGTAGTATGGTTAGGTTCTTGGGAGCAGATGATGGTAGTGGTAAGTTGCGTGGTATGAAACAAGACATCGTATTCATCAACGAAATTACATCAGTCAGTCAAGATGCGTTTATTCAGTTAGACATTAGAACCAGTAGGTTCATCATCGCAGATTACAACCCATCGGCTAGTGAAGATTGGTTCGTTTATGAATTGGAAGAAAGACCTGAAAACCAACTAATCATTTCAACCTACAAACAGAACCCCTTTTTAGATGACCGAATTGTAAAATCTATTGAAGGGTTGAAAGACATAGACCCTGAAATGTATGAAGTTTATGCGTTGGGTAAAAAGATTAAACCCCGTGAAACAATCTTTATCAACTGGGAAGTGGTTAAAGAAGCACCAAGATATTCCAAGATGTTAGGTGTAGGAATTGACTGGGGTTATTCTAATGACGAATGTGCGTGTGTATGGGGACTTATCAACGAACCTGATAATGTAATCTACCTGAAGGAAGTATTCTATGAAAAGGGATTGTCTAGTGATGATATATTATTCAAGATGCGTGAAGGTGGATTACAGAAGACCTTTGAGGTCATCGCCGATAGTAGTGAGCCCCGTATGATTGACGAACTGAAGAAGGGTGGTTATTCAAGAACAAGGGGGGTAAAGAAGGAAGCAGGTTCAGTCCTGTATGGTATAACCGAAATGAAAAAGTATAAACTACAGATTGACGCATCATCAACTAACTTGATTGAAGAACTAAAGAACTACAAATGGTTCAAGGACAGGTCAGGAAACATCACCAGTAAGACAACAGGTAGAGACCACTTATTAGACGCCGCAAGGTATTTGATTACGGAAATGACCTATAAGCCAAAAGTGAAATATAGTTTTATGTAATTATGAAAATTAAAAGATTAGGAAAGGATTATGATTATGACTACAAGTCAATAATAATGAAGGGTGAATATTTTAGAGCCCTAAAAGAACTATCAATAAAAGAAAATAAACCATTAGGTAAGATGATAAGTATATTAGTAAAACATTATGAAAGTAGTATTAGGTAAAAAGGAATATGGGATATTACCCATCAGTATAGAGCAGTATGAATTACTGAAAACAAACCCCGACATTAAAGCAACAGAATTGATTACTATGATGACGGGAGCACCACTTGAAGAAGTGAAACAAGCACCCTTCGCACAAGTATCGTTTGTGGCAAAGATGTTGATGACTGAATGGTCTAATACAGATACAACACCCCTACAACTAGTAGTGGATTTCAAGGGTAAGAAATATGGTCTAATTAAACCATCACAAATCAGTTATGAAGAATGGATAAACCTTGAAGTGTTTATGGCTGAAAGTCCTTTGGATTTGGTTAAACTGGCAACCCATTTATACAAACCATTATCCAACGATAAGATTGGGGAAGAAAGGGAACTAATCCCTTATTCTATGGACGAATGTAATGCTCGTCAAAATGACTTTAAGCACTTTCCTATAACTTGGTTATTTAGCAGCCTTTTTTTTTTAACAACTTTCGTTCAAGAACTTACAAAAGCTTCCCTATCATATATGGAGACGAAAACGATAGAGAACAACAAAAAAGACAAAGCAAAAACAAAGATACTACGCCACAAGAAGTCCAACAATCCGTAGTAGATTTTTATTACCAATCACTTATGTTGTGCGCTCAAGACGACATCTTAAAAGTAAATCCCGTTCTTAAATTGGAATTGTTTGAGGTCTTATCATATTTATCATATAGGTTAGATAAGGCACATAAAGAAAACCAGAAAAACCAAAAAACAATACAATAATGACTATAAAAGATATTATACAAATATTCGCAGTATTCACGGCACAACACCCAATATTACGAACTTTCAGTTGGGGTAATCTAGCGGATTATTCAAGGGACAACTATATCACGGAATACCCCGCTATACACTTTGTTCCACAACCATCACTAATAGAAAGGACTTATTCTAATTTTAACTTTAGTGTTCTTATCTATGATTTACAGAATGAATATGTTGATGGAGACCCAATCAATTCTAACCAGTTGGATAGTTTGTCTTTATGCCAAGTTATTCTAACTGATTTTTACGCTTACTTTACAAATCAACTTACGGGTTATGATTTCTTTTTAACAACGGCAGTCAATTACACACCCTTCGTTGATAAGTTCAAGGAAGATGTTTGTGGGGTTGAAGCAACCATAACAATCACGGCAGAACAGACGGCTTGTATTCCTGCGTTTATCCAAGAGCAGTTCTTCTTATTGTTCCAAAATGGTTCAATATTTACAACTGAAGGTGGCGACCAAATCTTATATCAACAACAACCATAAAAAAATATTAAATAAAAAATAAAATGAGTAATTTAACAATATCACAATTACCAGAATGGACGGGGAATACCGAAGGGTTTTATTT